ACTCGAAAGGCTCTCTGAGCAATGCTCTGGGGCAACGCCAGAAGCGGGAACGTCTTTTCAACCGCTCCGACGTCGAGGTGTTCGAAATCTCGATGATCGACACTGACCGGCTTAATAAGCTTCTGGAAGCGGAGAAGTGGGCAAATAGCCTTGAGGCAGCTGGAGTAGATAATTGGGACGGCATCAGCTACGCCTACGAACTTATGGGAGAGCTGGAATGATCGAAGCAAAACTGATTGACCATATGGGAAGTGATCTTACCGTGGTGCAAAGTGCAAGGGTCTCATACGGGAAACGCTCCGAAGAGTTTACCGACAAAGACGCCAACCTGATCAAGTTCTTGGCTCGTGGGATGTCTTCGAAGGACTTCGGTAACCTCGTAGACGAAGTTATGCTCGAGGCAGACGCAGCGGAGGAAATCGAAGCGATCCTGAAAGACTTCCGGAACGTCCCTCTGCACAAGTCCCCGTTCAACCATGCCTTCGCCACCTTCCACTGCAAGGGGCCGATCTATGTCGCCCGTCAGCTGGTGAAGCACGAGTACATGCCGTGGAATGAGATTTCTGGTCGGTATGTCGAGTTTGAGCCAGACTTCTTCGTGCCGGAGCAGTTTCGTTCTAAGGCTACAGACAAGAAGCAGGGTTCTGGAGAGCATCTGTGCTGGGGTCTCAACCACGACGCTAGAAGTGAAATGATGGATCTTCATAATGCTGCGTACAAGGCATATAAGCGCCTTCTTGGTCTGGGTGTCTGCGAGGAACAGGCTCGAGGTGTCTTGCCTCTGAACCTTATTACCGAATGGTACTGGTCTGGTTCTCTGGGGGCGATTGCCAAGATGTGTCAGCACCGCATCCGGACAGACGCACAGGAAGAGACCCGGATTATCGCCAACCAGATCGACGAGCAGATGAAAGAGCTGTTCCCGGTCAGCTGGGCGGCTCTGGTGCATGGGGAGTACTAAGATCAGGCCCTTCGGGGCCTTTTCTTTTTTCTATTGACACCTCACAAAGGTAATAGTAAGGGTTACGCACCTAACAGACCTAGAGGTGAAATCATGAACGTAGAAGCATTGACTAAGGTTGCTGAGTGGCTCGAGGGAGGCGCGAAGCATGTGACAGATGATGGCCGGGTGACAGGCTTTCACATGGAGTACTGGGTGTCTGAGAAGGACGCTATGTGTGAAGACGATGCCGCAATGCCTTGGGTAGGTGAGTGCGGATCTGTGATGTGTATCGGAGGTGCCTTGGAGCAGTTCTCACGGGAAACAGGGACACCTGCGGATCTTGACTACGGTTTATCAGGAGACGACGTGGGTTTGGACAGCGATGTTGCACACGACCTGTTTTATCCGTGGGATTCCGACTCTTGGACGCATCGCATTTCACCAGAAGACCTCAACCCGGAAAACTGCGCCAAGGTGATCCGTCACCTGATTGCGACCGGCGAGGTGGACTGGTCGATCATCGCACCGGCAAAAGAGGAGGTCTCGGCGTGACCCCTCAAGAGGTTTTGGACACGGTCTACGAGCGTATCTCCGATCAGGGCAGGCAATCTACCACGGCGACAGGTGCGTGCCGCTATCGCGGCGTGGACAACACCGCATGTGCGGTAGGGTGTCTGCTTGACGACGATACCGCAAGAGAATGGGACAAACGGCAGTGGAAAGGTCTCCACGCTATTTGGGATCACTACGGAATTCCGGGGTGGATGGAGCCTTCGTACGCTCTTCTGGCGTCTCTACAAAACGCACATGACTCCTACTACAGAGGAGACGATGGGGATTTCCGGGATTATTGGGACCGGAAAATTAAGGACATTGCAGATCTGTACGACCTCGAAAGCCCGGTCCCGGAATACGAGGATCTGTGATGGATCGGTATCTGATCTTCTGCACATCCCGCCGTCTCTGGTGGGGACCGAACAGGGCAGGTTACGTCAGCAACGTGGCAAATGCGGGTGTCTACACCCTGATCGATGCCAAGGAAATCTGCGACTCAGCTAACGGGCATCTGACCCCTGACCAATCCCCAGAAGAAATACCTGTGCCGATGGAGCTGGCGCAGGCCCTTTACCAAAACAGGAGAACATCATGAAAAAGAAACTTGAACTCTTTGCGTATGCTGCAGCGGCCATTGCTATGGTAGGTGTCGCGGTTGTCTCGTTCGCACAACCGGCCAATGCAGACCTCTGGACGCTGTATAAGAACAGCAAGCTCGAGGAGTCCCCTTCTGTGGCTCACCGGGTAAACGCAATGGGCTATGACGTCCGTGTCTACGAATTCAAGCCGAAAACTCAGCCGGATTACACCTGCGTCATGGCATTCGGCCAGACCAACCCTGTCGGAATGCAGTGTTTCCCGGATCAGCAATAACAGAACAAAAAGTATCTTAGATCAGGCCCTTCGGGGCCTTTTCTTTTGGTGTAATAATAGGTGGAGTGGCTAGTGTAGTGGATATTTTTGGGTGGTATCCACGGATTTTCACATTAAAAAAATCAACAAAATCAGGCGGTTGGTAGGCCCGGCAGGACTTGAACCCGCAACCAAAGCGTTCAGATCCTTTCCTTTTCCATCAATAACTTACATATCCACGGTAGGGGCTACGTACCTCCACTGGGTAGTTGACAGGGTATCTGCTAAGGTAGTATAAACCTCGGGCGTTTTCCCTACATGGAGAGTACTATGGCCACCTTCCGGGAGCAAAAAGAGTTTGTGGAAAGCCTCAAAATCCGCGAGGGTGAGAGTAGGCGGATAAACTGCCCCTTCTGTGGTGGTGGAAAAACATTTACAGCTGATCGTGTGTCTGGAAAACTCTTTTGGAACTGCTATAAAGCTTCTTGTCCATCAAAGGGAACAGTGGACACAGAAATGTCGAGCGAGACAATTCGGAAACGACTTGAGCAATCGGAGGAAAGGACTCCGAATAGGAAGAGTACTCCCCTGCCAGTAATTACCTCAAATGTCAGGAACCACCCTGCTGCGATCAGGTATCTGGAGTCGGTAAATTCTCTGTTCGCGGTGGAACAAGGTCTAGTAAAGGTGCGGTACTTACCGGCGGATAATCGGGTGGCGTTTTACACGAAAGACGGAGAGGGATGTGTTGCTCGGTCTCTTTCTGGTCAGAAACCTAAGTGGAAAGTCTATGGCGAAGTGGATGGTATAATGCAGATCGGCACGGGAGGTACTGCGGTAGTTGTCGAGGATGTGGCATCTGCGTGTTCAGTTTCTCGCATGTTCCCTAAATGTTCAGGTTGCGCGATACTAGGAACCCATGTTACTACCCTAGCTAGAAGACAGTTAAGGCGTTTTAATGAGGTGGTAATTGCTCTCGATAAGGACGCTTCTAGGAAGGCCCTTCGGCTAAAGGGGATGTTTGAAAGCCGGGTTCCTACTAGAGTTGTTCTTCTCGAGGAAGACTTGAAATACGCAACGCAAAAAGATTTGGAGAGACTGCTATGAAAGCTCGTGGTGTAATAGTAATTGATTATGACTTCCCCGGAAGTTTGACAGACATCGCCAAGGAACAGGCACGTCTGGAAGCGGCTATGAAGGAGCTTGCCATTGGCAACCCTCGCGTCGTGTTCTATGACTGCGATATCAAGGAACGTCGTGGTGACAAGCGTCCCGATCTGCGGGCGATGAAGTTCCGCACTTCGTAAACACCGCCCCGCGTATTTCAAACTTTTTGGCCCTCAGAGAAATCTGGGGGCTTTTCTTTTGCCTTCACTCGTGTTATTGCTGTTACCCTAAGCAATACCTTACGAAGGTGAACAATGATCGATACAGCGATGGTGAAAAGCCTCCTGACTCATTCGGTATACGAAGAGTCCAAGGAACGGCTTCGGGCCAGCCTGTTTGCGGAGGATGTCAGGGACGTCTACCGCATCTTGGTTGATGCCCATGAGAAATACGGAAAAGACCTTACGACCGGCGATCTTATGGCCCTTTGGTCGGCCCAGAACCCGGTGGCGACTGCAGCCCAGAAGAACGACTTCCGAGAGCTGGTTGAAGATATCGAGGATGCGCAGGCGCTGACAGGAGAGCTTGTCCCAGACACGATCACAGCTCTGTGGCGTCGGGATACAGGCAAGAAGATCGCTTCGATGGGCCTCGAAATTTCGGAAGGCAGTGACGCTGTTATGGCCCAACTGCGGGAGCTGGTAGAGTCCGTTGGTGACGGGTTTGTAGCGGACGACTTTGGCGAGGACACGTCTCAGGAGCTGGAAGACCTCCTCGATATGTTTGGGGATGACCACCGGTTCAAGTTCAACATCCCGACATTGTCTAATCGCGTCTACGGTATTGGCCCCCAAGAGTTTGGGATCGTGTTTGCCACACCAGAGACGGGCAAGACTGCCTTTATTGTATCCCTCTGCTGTGGCCCGGATGGCTTCACCGATCAGGGTAAGAAGGTTGTGATCCTAGGAAACGAAGAGGCCACCAAACGGACGGTTGTCCGTGCCTACCAGTGTGTCACCGGCTTCACCGGGGAACAGATCAAAGACGACCCCGAGAAAGCCATCGCCATCTACAAGGGCAAGACCCGTGACAAGCTGGTGTTCAAGGATATTCAGGATTGGACGCTCGAGAAGGTGAACGCCTATCTGGCGAAGAAGAAGCCTGACGTCGTTATCATCGACCAGCTCGAT